ACCGTTGTCAATCGTCGCCGTGCGCGTGGTCGGGTCAATCGTTACGGTGATAGGACGCTTCAATACAGCCTTGACGCCTTCCAACGCCTCGCGCCGGATGATGTATTGACCAGGTACGAGCGCGGGCGCGTCATCGGTCGCGGTGAGCGGCAGTGCTAGCAGCTTATGACCGTCCGTTGCAACGGCCACAGCATCTGATGTGCGAACATCAATGCATACAGAATTGATGTTGTGGCGGATATCTTTTTTCGCGGCAATCGTGAGCAATGCTTTGATAGTGTCGGCGGGAATTGAGAATTTCATGGTGTAGTGTCCTTTAATGTGTTGGATTGTACGAGATTAGGTTACAGCAGGTCAGTCATTCAATGCAAGGCAGACTATGGCGCTCACTTGCGTGAACAGTGCGAGGCCAAGCGTGGCGGCTCCCATGTACGCGCCGAATACGAGAATGGCGGAACAGCAGAAAAGAAGGTTAGAAAATTTCATGGCGTGTTGTCTCCGGTGTGGTTACTGGGCGGTAATCTGGCAGTAGTCGATGCAGTCATAACGGCGACCGACAGACATATATAAAGACTTTTCGGACGCTTTAAAAATCGGACGGCCAGCGTCAGCAAACTGCTGAGCAGTTTTCGGGGTTACTTTAGTAACGCGCCACGCGGTAGCAACATAGATAGTTTTACCGGAGGCCAGCGCGTCGGTCATCCATGACAGAATTTCGGCGGGGTTTTTCATGTCAGTAACTCCAGGCGTGTTGTCGATGTGTGCAGATTAGACGCGCGCGCGTAGGCTGTCAAGGATTCTTTTACAGAGATAGTTGTCAAAATGTAAAGCATTTTCGGGCAACGGTTGTGGGCATTGTGGGTCATGTTGTGGGCAATGTTTCGCGGGCGAATTGCCCACGCGCTAGAGCCTATAAACATAGGGTGCGGATGGGATTGTGGGCATTGTGGGTCATCTCTTTATCTTTAAGTTAGGAAAGAAATACTACTGTATAAACATACAGCCCGTAACGGCTGGCGTGCATTCTGTTGGGCGCGCTCCGATTTTTTTTCCGTGACCATTTGACCCACATGACCCACAAATCGCCCACGCCCTCCGATTTGTGGGCAATGTGGGCAACCGAAAACAAATTGCCCACATTGCCCACAAATGCTCCGCCCAAAGAATTGCCCACATGACCCACAACGCTTGACGGCTAGCAGTCGGGGGGCGCGTAGCCGTTGCCCACATTGCCCACGCTGCCCACCGCGCCTAGGCTGAATGCGAACGAGAATCATTTGCAACTGAGGGGGGTGGGCCGGCCCGCGCGTGGGCTGTACCTGGTACGGAGGGGTTGCACAAATTTTTTTATTTTTTAACCGCCAACCCGTAAGCCAAAACCTTATGCTAATCTTGCGTGGCGATGTCTGACGTGATGCGCACGTAGCGACCGGGAGGTAGCTGAAGGGGTTATGAGCCCCACCATCTAAGGCAATCTCCGCCCCGGCACACAGGCCACACGGTTGTTGTGGATCGCGGCCTCCCGGCAGGACAATCCTGCACATCGCTTGTCTTTTGCTTACATGAAAGGTAGTGTTGCGACATGTTCAAATCGCTTCCGCACGCGCCACGGCAACTGAACGCTACTGAGGCGCGGCTACAGGCTATTTATGACGCAGCGGCCCTCGGGCTAAGAGGTGATAGCCTTGCCCTGGCGGCGGGGCTGTTGCCGGCGGAGTACCGGCGGCTGTGTCAGATGGACCCGCTCGCTGAGATGGCGGAGGCTAAAGGGCGTGCAGATAGTGAGTTTGAGGCCGCGAACCAACTGCGTGACGCGGCTCGCAATGGCGATTCAAAGGCTTCTCTGGCAATCCTCCAGCATGTGCATGGCTGGGTGGCGAAGCAACAGGTACAGGTCGATGTCAAGCAGCAGATCAGCGTCATTGCCGCGCTGCAAGAGGCAGAATCTCGCGTCATTGAAGGCCGAGTATTGCCGGATGAACCGGCTGCATTGACCCGCGCGCCCACCACCCCGCACGCTACCCGAGCGCTAACGGCAGAATATGCAACTTCCGATATATAGCCCTGAGGACGAGCAGCTACTGATGACCCGGCTCTGGTCGCCGGGGGTCAAAGACGACCCCGAGGCGTTCGTGCTGTTCGCGTTCCCGTGGGGGCAGAAGGGCACGCCGTTGGAGAACTTCCAAGGGCCGCGCAAGTGGCAGCGCGAGGTGCTGCGCAAGGTGGCCGCTCACATCGCCCGCAATAAGAACGCGACGGGATACGACGTGCTGCGCATGGCGACGGCCTCGGGGCGCGGCATCGGTAAGTCGGCCTTGGTGTCGTGGCTGATCCTGTGGATGCTATCGACGCGCATCGGCTCGACTATCATCGTGTCGGCTAACTCAGAGGCCCAGCTACGCTCGGTCACCTGGGCCGAGGTGACTAAGTGGCTCTCGCTGCTGCTCAACAGTCACTGGTTCGAGGTCAGTGCGACGCGGGTGATGCCGGCCAAGTGGCTCGCGGAGATCGTCGAGCGCGACCTGAAGAAAGGCACGCGGTACTGGTCGGTTGAGGGGCGGCTGTGGTCGGAGGAGAACCCCGACGCGTACGCCGGTGTCCACAACTTCGACGGTGTGATGGTCATATTCGACGAAGCGTCGGGTATACCGGACCCCATCTGGTCGGTGACGGCGGGCTTCTTTACGGAGAACACGCCTAATCGCTTCTGGCTCTCCTTCAGTAACCCGCGACGCAACGAGGGGTATTTTTATGAGTGTTTCAACGCGAAAAGGGAATTCTGGCAAACGCAAAGCATCGACGCGCGCCAAGTTGAAGATACGGACAAAGCCGTCTACGAGCAAATCATCGCCGAGTATGGAGCAGATAGTAGCCAAGCTAAAGTTGAGGTCTACGGAGAGTTCCCTTCCGACGGAGACGACCAGTTCATTGCTCCGCGAATTGTGGACGAGGCTGTGGCGCGCGCCCGCTACAAGGATGAAACAGCTCCGCGAGTCATTGGGGTGGACCCCGCACGATCCGGCGCCGACAGCACCGTCATCGTCGTCCGACAAGGGCGCGACATCGTAGCAATCAAGCGCTACCGGGGCGAGGACACTATGGCCACCGTCGGGCGCGTCATCGACGCGATCGAGGAGTACAACCCGGCGCTCACGGTCATTGACGAGGGTGGGCTTGGCTATGGCATACTTGACCGATTGAAAGAGCAGAGGTATAAGGTTCGTGGGGTAAACTTTGGCTGGAAGGCCAAGAACCCCGTGATGTGGGGCAATAAGCGCGCCGAGATGTGGGGCGACATGCGGGAATGGCTACGCACGGCGAGCATCCCGCCTGATCGGCTACTCAAGTCGGACTTGTGCGGGCCACACACCAAGCCTAACTCGTCGGGGACGATCTTCTTGGAAGGTAAGAAAGAGATGAAGGCTAGAGGTCAAGCGTCGCCGGATGCGGCAGACGCGCTCGCCGTCACCTTCGCCTACCCGCTCGCAAGCCGTGAGGCACGCGACGCGCCAAGACGAGTCGTCTCCCGCCAGGGCGGCAACGGCATGGCAAGCAGTTGGATGGGAGCCTGATGGCACGCAAGTCGGTCAGTCTGTCGGTAGGTCGCGGGGAGAAGCAGCCCGTGTCGAAGGGTGCGGGCTTGACGGCCAAGGGCCGAGCCAAGTACAACCGCGAGACGGGCAGTAAGCTCAAGGCACCCGCACCCAGCCCCAAGACTAAGGCGGACGCGGGGCGTAAGAAGTCGTTCTGCGCGCGCATGAAGGGCGTGGTGGCTAAGGCCAAGGGGCCAGCCGAACGAGCAAGGGCGTCGCTTAGACGCTGGAAGTGTGGCTAATGGCTAGTAATAAAGGTCTTTACGCGAACATTAACGCTAAGCGGGCTCGCATTGCAGCCGGTAGTGGTGAGAAGATGCGCACACCGGGTAGTAAGGGGGCGCCGACCGCTAAGGCGTTCCGTCAATCGGCTAAGACGGCCAAAAAGAGGAAGTAATCATGGCATACGGCCCTGTTGGCGTTTCTCGACGCGCTACTATTAGCAACATGTTGGCTCAGCCGTCAGGCGCGCCGGCTGCCCAGCAGCCTCGTATGCCGACGCCGCGTCGGCGCGTGTCTGAGGACATCATCCGCACGACGACGAACTTTCGCCCCTCGCCCATGCCGATGCGCAGCCGGGGGAGAGCTCGCTAATGCCGCTCGTTAAGTCCGCAAGCAAAGGCGCGTTCCGCAAGAACATCAAAGCGGAGATGCAAGCCGGCAAGCCGCCAAAACAGGCTGTGGCGATTGCGTATGCGGTTAAGCGTAAGGCACAAGGTAAGAAGCGCAAATAATGGCAAAAGACCCTACAGGGCTTAGAGGCGCCGCTCGCGTCGCCAACACGCCGACCAACCGGGGCAAAGCCTCCCGCGACCCAGCCGATGTACTGGCCACGGCGCGCTCGCGCCTTACTATGGCCCTCTCGGCGTACTCTGATAGCCGCGAAGACGAGCTGGATGACCTGCGTTTCATGGCAGGCTCGCCGGACAATCAGTGGCAGTGGCCCCAAGACGTGTTGGCGACGCGCGGCTCGGTGCAAGGACAGACGGTCAATGCGCGTCCGTGCCTGACCATCAACAAGCTGCCGCAGCACGTGCGGCAAGTGACCAACGATCAGCGGCAGAACCGGCCATCTGGCAAGGTCATCCCCGTTGATGACAAGGCGGACATTGAGGTCGCTGAGATATTTGACGGAATTGTCCGTCATATTGAGTACATTTCGGATGCGGATGTGGCCTACGACACCGCGTGCGACAACCAGGTCACCTACGGCGAAGGGTATTTCCGCATTTTGACGGAATACTGCGACGAAAATACATTCGATCAAGACCTTCGCATAGGCCGCATCCGAAATAGCTTCAGTGTGTACATGGACCCGACCATCCAAGACCCTTGTGGCGCGGATGCAGAGTGGTGTTTCATCACCGAGGACATCCCGAAAGCCGATTTTGAGCGTATGTACCCCAACGCAGAGCCGATTTCGTCGGTTTTGCAGCGTGGTGTAGGCGATCAAGCGCTGTCGCAGTGGATTAACGAGAATACGGTCCGTATTGCGGAGTATTTCTACAAAGAACATACCCGCGAGACGCTGAATCTGTATGCCGGCAACCAAACGGCGTTTGACGGGTCGCCCGAAGCGCAAGAGCTGGAGATGCTCGGCCTTCAGCCGATCCGCAAGCGCGAAGTTGACGTAAAACGCGTCAAATGGGTCAAGACTAACGGCTACGAAATTCTTGAGGAACAGGAATGGCTGGGTAAATGGATTCCGGTCATTCGTGTAATCGGTAACGAGTTTGAAGTTGAAGGCCGCATGTACGTGTCGGGGCTTGTGCGTAACGCCAAGGACGCCCAGCGCATGTACAACTACTGGGTGTCGCAGGAAGCAGAGATGCTGGCCTTGGCGCCCAAGGCGCCGTTCATCGGCTACGGCGGCCAGTTTGAAGGCTACGAACAGCAATGGAAGACGGCCAACACGACAAACTGGCCGTACCTAGAAGTTAATCCCGACGTGACAGACGGTCAGGGCGCAGTCCTGCCGCTGCCACAACGTGCCCCGCCGCCGCTTGCCCAGACGGGCTTGATTCAGGCGAAAATGGGTGCTGCCGACGACATCAAGGCCGCGACCGGCCAGTACGATGCCAGCCTCGGTATGCGGTCCAATGAGCGCACGGGTCGGGCCATCTTGGCGCGTGAACGGCAAGGCGACACAGGCACTTATCATTTTGTAGACAACCTAGCTCGTGCTATTCGCTATGGGACGCGCCAACTCGTTGATTTGATTCCGAAGATTTACGATACCCAGCGTATCGCGCGAATCGTTGGCATCGACGGAGAGACCGCAACGGTCAAAATCAACCCGATGCAGGCTGAGCCTGTCCGTCGGTTGATGAACGAGACGGGCATCGTGATTGAGAAGATTTATAACCCGTCTGTCGGTAAGTACGACGTGGCGGTCACGACCGGCCCGTCCTACGCGACCAAGCGCCAAGAGGCGATGGACGCGATGGGGCAGATTTTGCAAGCCAACCCAAACTTGTGGCAAGTCGCAGGCGACTTGTTCGTCAAGAACATGGACTGGCCGGGCGCGCAGGAAATCAGCAAGCGGCTCCAGAAGGTCATTGATCCAAAACTTCTGGCGGACGAAGAAGACCCGGCGCTCCAAGCTGCTCAACAGCAGATGGAAGCTATGGGGCAAGAAATGCAGATGATGCAAGAGATGCTCCAGCGCGTGCAGCAGTCTATGGAAGCCCGCGAGGTGCAGATCAAGGAGTTTGAAGCCGAGGTCAAGGCGTATGGCGCTGAAACCGATCGCATCAAGGCAGTTGAAAGCGGTTTGAGTGAGGAGCAGATTCAGGACATCATAATGGGCACTTTGGCCGGCATGATGAATAATGGCGAGCTTGTGTCGCCTAGCGCCGAGCGCGAGATGCCCGTGCAGCCTGAGATGGGCATGGAAGCCCCGCCGCCGATGCCGCCTGAAATGGGCATGGGAGCGCCACCACAATGAGCTGTGAAGTCTTTATTGGGCACATCTTTCTAGCTCGGGATGTTGCCCATTCGACGCACCTAAACACTCGTAACTACGCAAAACATAAGGCTTTGCAGAAGTTTTACGAGGGGGTTATTGAGCTATCGGACGCATTTGCTGAAGCGTATCAAGGCCGGTATGGGCTAATTGGCCCAGTCGCGCTACAGTCGGCTAAAAAGACGAACAATGTGCTCGACTTTTTGCAGGACGAACTAAAGACGCTTGAGGAAATGCGTTACACGGTTTGTAGTAAAGAGGATAGCCCTCTACAAAATTTGATTGATGAGATACTGACGTTGTATCTTACGACCATTTATAAACTGCGCTTCTTAGCGTGAGGGTAGAACATGGAACTTCTTAATCCGATGGCCGATGCCGTATACCCCGGTCGTACGGTAGCGTACACGGGCACCGCAGGCTCTACGGCGACTTGGCAGTCCGGCCCGCAGGGCGTAGTGGTATGGTGTACGTCAGCCGCGTACGTGGTCGTGGGGGAAGGCGTGACGGCAACGACTTCCAGCACTCCGATCCCGGCCAACACGCCAATTCCGTTTATTGTGCCGCAAGGCACTGGCGCGCCCTGGCGAGTGAGTGCCATTCGCGTAACGGCTGACGGCGACTTGTACGCCAAGCCCATCAACATCCGATGAGCTTCGGAGTTGGTTTGCGAAATGCGGTCGGGCTAGGGCTTGGCGGCATTGCTTCGTTTTTGACGGGCTACGCAAGCGACGTGATATTTGGCAATCTGGAAACCGAAACCGGCGAAAACTTGGTGCAAGAGAACGGCGGCTTGCTGCTGTTGGAGTAATAAATGGCTATTATTAAAATTTCTGAGTTGCCTGCCGCCGATTCGCCGGTATCTCCGTCGGATGTTGCACCGTTTTTGCAAAATGGTGTTACAAAAAAAGCAGCTATTGACCAATTGGGGTTTTTGCCAGCCGGCACTAACGCCGTTACTCGAACAATTCAAGACAAACTGCGCGACGTTGTTAGCGTCAAGGATTTTGGCGCGGTGGGCGATGGCGTTACGGACGATACGGCTGCGGTTCAAGCTGCGTTAAACACAAACAAATCGGTTTACTTCCCGCAGGGCGTGTATTTGGTTGATGCGTTAACTATTCCAACTGCTGCGCGCGGCTCAACGTATTACGGTGATGGTTACTACCACTACAACAACAACCAAAAAACAGTAATCAAAGCCCGCACACTTAGTCAGGCCAGCATATTTACGTTAGCGAGCGGCGCAGACAACATAACTTTCTCATTGATGAGGATTGACGGAGACAGTAAAGCCGCTCGATGTGTTGACGCATCTTTTGGTGCGTTCTTATCGTTTGTTCAGTGCGGTATTTACAACGGCGTCAGTTATGGCGTCTATTCCAAACAAGGACTGATGCGCATTGATCGTTGCTATATGGCTGGGAGCAACATTCAATGCCACATGTGGTCAGACAGCTCAGCTACCGATTCAGAGTTTTCTGGCGGAGCCGTCGCTTTGCTGATGGCCGCAGGTGGGAACCGGATCGTCAACATTTGGGCAAACAGTTGCACAAATGCTTGCGTGGCCCTGCGCCCGTTTGACAACAGCACCAATCACATTAACACCAGCATTGTGAACTTATATGCCGGTGAGGTACTGAACGTCAATCGTCCGGTAATTGACATTGTTGGAACGTCCGCAAACCGGGTTCAGCAAGTCCACATTTCCAATTCGTTCATTGTGACGGCTGTTACCGCAAGTGAGTTTGGAATTCCAACGAAAATTGACGGTGGAATTTATTTAGAGTATTGCCAAGACATTGCTCTAAATAATATTCAATTTCGGGGGCCGGGACTTAATGCAACACTGACAAGCTATACCCCTTGGAGTGTGTTTGCTGGTAATACGGTTGACAATTTAACTATTAGCGCCTGCACTTTCCGCGACATCAACCGCAACCCAATCTATCTGAATAGCGGTGTTGGCTCGGTGAACATCACTGGTTGCTCGTTCCAAGATTGGGACTTAGACGAAAACGCTGCGGGCAGCGAGGCAGCGGCTATTCGAATTAGCACTGGTCAAGTGTCGGCGACTGGAAATAGTTTTTTCATTGGTGGCGGTCAGACTCAACCTTTTCCGTTGGCAGTGGCAAACGCCAATATGGTGGTTTTTGATAACAACTATCTGAATTTGCCAACGACAACGCTTTTGGCGGGTGCGGGTGTTGTGTCGGGATTCAATAGGGCAGGTACAAGCGGTGCATATCTTGGCAATAACGTCGAGATATATGGCAGCCTTATTGATGACAGCACCGTCAACAACGCCGGTCGTAATTTCTTGCTGACTGGAGAAATTGCAAGTGCTGGGTCTGGTAGTGCCGAAACGCTAAATTTGACAACGTTAGCAAACACGGCAGTGCAACAAACCTACATCGCAACCGCGTCCCAACAAGGTGTTAGTACCAACACGGTAGTTTTTTACCTCAACGCGTATGGAGCAAGTGCAGTAGCCGTCAGAGTTGCCGGGGATACAGCATCCCCCGGCGCAACCGCTCTAAACTTCCAGTTCACAGGACTTCAACTTCAGTTGGTTGTTGGTTCAGGGTTTGGCGCAACTACATGGCGTTGGTATGTTACCCGACTTGGGTAAAGCCGATTTAACAACTATTTTACGTTAGGGGCACAACATGGCCGACAAAAAAATTTCGCAGTTAACGGGCGCAAGCACCCCGCTGGCGGGGACTGAAGTCCTCCCGATCGTACAAAGCGGCAGCACTGTTAAAGTTAGTGCGGCAAACGTAACTGCGGGCCGCGCAGTTAGCGCGCTAACGTATACATCGACCGCAACAACGGGCACTGCTCCGTTTACGGTTAGCTCAACGACACAAGTGGCTAACCTTAATTCAGCAACGGCGGGAACGGCAGAGAATCTCAAGTCAAACGCGACCACGGGTGTTATTCAAATTGCTGGCCCAGCCGCAGCCTCTACTCGCGTAATGACTACCCCTGATGCCAACTTTACTGTTGCGCGAACAGATGCGGGCCAAACGTTTACGGGCAATCAAACAATTTCGTCTGGAAACTTGGTGGTTGGCACCGCCGCTAACGGCATTAGTTTTACTTCCGGCGGATTTATAGCAAGTGCTCAAGGACAAATTACCGCTTCTGGAGGCACAACGACTACTTTTGTAACGCTTGCCAATGCGAACGAAAACCGAACGTATGCGGTGTCTGTACGACAGTCAGGCGCTGGCGTTAACTTTGTTTTCGGGTTTGCAATATCTTACGGAAGTAGTGCAACTATAAAACGTATTGTCCAAGATAATACAAACCCTGTTGTTGACATGGACCTTACAAACACGGGTCTTGATCTCAAATTAGTGCTCGGCGCTGGATTTGGTAGCACAACTTGGGATTACATCATTACTCGCCTCAGTTAAACCAAAAGACTTTGTAAACAACAAAACTTGACTCTTTTACGCAACAGCGTACGATTTAACCGTACTGGTCCGGTTGACCAGGGATTCATTAGGAATCAAAATGTCTGAAAACGAAGTTGTAGCGGAACAAGTACCCGCGCCGGAACCGGAAGCTACGGCAGCACCGGAACCCGAAGTTGTTGCCCAAGAGGCAACTCAGCCGGAGGAAAAGCCTGCCAAGACGTTCTCCCAAGAGGAGCTCGACGCGCTGGTAGGCAAACGACTTGCACGGGAACGTCGCAAGTGGGAACGAGAGCAAGCGCTAAAAGCGCCTGAGTCCCAAGCTCAGACGCCCGCCACGCTGCCTGACCGGGACATCGACCCCGACGCCTACGCGGATGCTTTGGCAACCCGCAAGGCCGAGGAGTTGCTGGCCAAACGGGAGGCAGACCGGCAGCAGCGCGAGCTGTTGATGGCCTATAAGGAACGTGAAGAAGCGGCTTTTGACAAGTACGACGACTTTGAACAGGTCGTGTACAACCGATCGCTGCCAATCACGAACGTGATGGCCGAGACGATTCAGGCTTCGGATGTTGGCCCCGATGTAGCATACTACTTAGGTTCTAACCCCCGCGAAGCTGAACGTATTTCCCGTTTGTCGCCCTACCTACAAGCCAAGGAGATTGGTAAGATTGAGGTCAAATTGACCGACAATCCGCCAGTTAAACGAACAACCAACGCGCCCCCGCCGATTAAGCCTGTGACGGCTAAAACCGTAGGCGCGCCGGCCCGAGACACGACGGACCCACGCTCAGTCAAGGACATGAGCACGTCGGAGTGGATCGAAGCCGAGCGTCTGAGGCAGATTAAGCAGTGGGAAGCGCGACGTACCCGCTAACTTCTTTTTTGGAGATTTATTGTGGCTAATACACTTCTTACTATTGACATGATTACGCGGAAGGCTCTGGAAATCTTGGAGAACAACCTCGTAATCACCCGCAACGTGAACCGTCAGTACGACGACAGCTTTGCTGTCGAAGGTGCCAAGATTGGTTCGACCCTCCGCATCCGTCTGCCGGATCGCGCTCTTGTGACCGACGGCGCTGCGCTTCAGGTTCAGGACGACAACGAGCAGTTCACCACGCTCACCGTCGCCTCGCAGAAGCACATCGGCGTCAACTTCACCAGCGCCGAAATGGCCCTCCAGTTGGACGACTTCGCCGAGCGCGTGCTCAAGCCGCGTATCAGCCAGCTCGCCTCCAGCATCGACGCCGACGTGGCAAGCTCGTACAAGAACGTGTTTCAGTCGGTCGGTACGCCTGGCGTCACCCCCGGCACCTCGCTCGTTCTGTTGCAGGCGCAGCAGAAGCTGAACGAAGCTGCCGCTGGTATGGCTCCGCGCTACGCCACCGTCAACCCGGCGGCCAACGCTGGCCTCGTCGAAGGCATGAAGGGCTTGTTCAACCCGGTTGATTCGATCAGCCGCCAGTTCAAGAACGGCATGATGGGCGAAGGCATCCTCGGCTACGACGAGATCAACATGTCTCAGTCGATCAAGCAGCACACCAACGGCTCGGCCTCGCGTTCGGATACCCCGATCGTGAAGACCACGCTGACCAACGGTGCCAACAAGCTGACGCTCGACAACGTGACCGATGGTCTTACCCTCGTCCCCGGCGACGTGTTCACCATTGCTGGCGTGTATGCGGTCAACCCGCAGACCCGCGAGTCCACTGGTGCGCTCCAGCAGTTCGTGGTGCAGAACAGCGTGACCTCGGCCTCGACCGAGTTCGTCGATGTTCAGTTCCTGCCGGCTGTGTACGGCCCGACGCACGCCCTCGCCACGGTCAGCAAGCTGCCGACCGCCGGTGATGTCGTGACCTACGTGGGTGCCGCTTCTGGCCAGTACGCTCAGAACCTTGTGTACCACAAGGACGCGATCACGTTTGCCACCGCCGACCTCCTGCTCCCGCAGGGCGTTGACATGGCGTCGCGTCAGGTTCACAACGGCATCTCCATGCGCGTTGTCCGTCAGTACGACATCAACAACGACCGTATGCCCTGCCGTATCGACGTGCTGTATGGCTACTCGGTGATCCGCCCGCAGATGGCCTGCCGCATCTGGGGCTAATTCTTAACCTTATTCACGGAGTAACTAAACATGGCACTTCCTAACGGTACTAGTGGTTATCAGGTTGGCGTCGGCAATGCTGCCGAGCCGCTTATGGGCGTTCTCGGTCCGGTGACGGCGTATGCTGGTGCGACGGGCACCATCGCCGTTGCCGACCTTGTGAACGGCGTGTTCTCGGTAGATTCGGGCAGCACCAGCGCCGGCACCTACTCGTTCGCAGCGGCTTCGCTGCTGGACGCAGCAGTGGCCAGCGCCCGCGTGGGCAGCACGATCGACTTTTTCTGCGTCAACCTCGGTGACGACGCAGCAAACGACGTGACGTTCTCGGGCACGGGCTGGACGATTGTGGGCGCTGCGGTGGTTGCTGACGGTACGTCGGCTCACTTCCGCGCTCGCAAGACCGGCGATGCGACCTGGACTTGCTACCGCATCTCGTAATAGCAACGCCCCCGGCGGGTTAAACCGCTGGGGGCACTTCTTGAAGGAGTATTAATATGCCTAATACAAAGGCGGTTGGTGTTGCGTTCTCGGACCCCGAGCTTGACGGTGCAGTAATTGGCGTTGCGGGCGGTACGGTCGGATTTTTCGGCACGACGCCGGTTTCTGAAGGTGCGGCTCTTACAGCCCAACTTACGGCAATTACGTCTACGGCCCCGTCTCCGGCAGACTTTGCGATTCAGGATTTGACCCAGACGACCCCGTTTGGCTTCGTTACTAAGAACGAAGGTAATACGGTGTTGGCTGTGATTGCAAACCTCCAGACTCGCGTTGCTCAGCTTGAGTCGCGGTTTCAGGCTTACGGGCTTCTGCCGTAACTATGAACATATATCTTCGCCATCCCGTTCACGGGCTAAAAATCGCCATCTCGAATGTAGAGGCGGCTATGGACCACGAACATGGTTGGGAGGAGTATGATCCCTTGGAACCGGCGGCGCGGCAGGATGAGCTTGCTGCGTCGCCGGAACCAAACCAGTTAAAGCGTCGCCGCAGGGCAGTAGCGGCTGAAGCCTAGAGGGCTAAACAATGGCTGTAACAGCCCAAAGCCTTATCAACAAATCCTTGCGGTTGTTGGGCGTATTAGCGTCTGGCGAAACGACGACGGCTGATGAAGCGCAAGATTCGCTTTACAGTCTAAACTCTATTATCGACTCGTTTTCGGCCAACCCGCAGTATTACTTTTGCACACAGGCCGAGCAGTTTACGCTCGTTAATGGGCAGAACACGTATACGATTGGTAACGATCCTGACGCGTCGCCAGCGGCTAACTTTGTTACTACCAGACCTATTCGCATTGTGGGCGCGTTTGTGCGCGTATCCAATGTAGATACACCTTTGGCGCTGATTACTGAGCAGTATTACACAAACATCGCCAACAAGGCGCAGGCGGGAACTCCGCAGAAGCTGCTTTACCGGCCTAACATTCCCTACGGGCAAATTTTGGTTTACCCCACGCCAAATGCAGCGGGAGTACCTATCTTCTTAAAAGCCGAGCGGATGATTCAGTCTTACGCTTCGTTGGTTTCAACGCAGTACCTGCCGCCGGGCTATCAACGGTTACTAGAGCTGTCGTTGGCGATGGAGCTGGCGCCCGAATATGGCTCACAAGTTAAGCCTGAAATTATTGCTAACTTGCGCGCTGACCTTGACAGCCTGATTCGTACGAACATTCAGCCGTTGCCGGTTAACAAGACCGATAACGTGCCAAATACGAATACGACATTTAACATGCCCCCAATCTAGGTGAACCATGGCAACTACCCGTGAGCTTTTAAGTGGTGCGCATCGTTTGCTGGGGCTTGTAAACTCGGGCAACGTATTGCCCGAAGCCGTGTACCAAGACAACCTTGTTGCGCTCAATCAGATGATTGATAGCTGGAACACTGAGCGTTTAGCGGTGTTTTGTACGCAAGATCAGACGTACTACTGGGAAGCCGGCTATCGTATCCGCACGCTCGGCCCTACGGGCGATTTCGTGTACATCCTTGCTACCCAGTCGGATACTCCGATTGTCACGCAAGGCGAAGACTATATTGGCGTCGATGACGCCACTACGCAGCGCCCGATTTTGCTTGACGATTCTACGTATTTCCGCGATCCGACGACTAACGTGTCGTATGGCATAAAGTTTATTAACCAGTTGCAGTACAACAACATTGCGGTCAAAACGGTGCAAAGCACGTATCCGCAGGTAATGTTCGTTAACAACACGTTCCCTGACATTACGCTGTCGGTATATCCAGTACCCAACCGTATGTTGGAATTTCATTTTATTTCGGTGCAGCCGTTGGCTAACCCAACAACGCTTGCAACCGACTTGGCGTTTCCGCCGGGCTACTTGCGAGCGTTTCGCTATAACTTGGCATTAGAGCTTGCGCCCGAGTTCAACGTAGAGCCGCCGCCTGAAGTGCGCCGGGTTGCTATGTACAGCAAGCGCAACTTGAAACGTATCAATAACCCGCGTGATCTCATGGCTATGCCCTATAGCCTCATAGCGCGGCGCAACCGTTACAACATCTACGCCGGGAATTTCTAACTATGGCGACTAAAATCACCATTTCTAACCTTCCGGCTACATCTTCGTCTTCGGGCGCGGATGAGTTTGTGCTGGTTCAAAGCAACCTGACCAAAAAGATTACTAACACTAATCTTTTTACAAACGTCACGCTTACTAGCCCTACGCTAGTCACGCCGGCGCTTGGCGTGGCTACGGCTACTAGCATCAACAAAGTAGCGTTTACAGCTCCGGCAACCGGCGCAACGTTGACGATTGCTAATGGCAAGACGCTGACGGCTAACAACTCCGTTACGTTTGCCGGTACCGACGCTACGACAATGACGTTCCCGTCTACAAGCGCGTCAATTGCACGCACTGACGCGGCACAGACGTTTACGGGCACGCAGACCTTTGCGGGTGCCGTAGTAGGTAGCGTGCAAGCGCTTTCCGGCCCCGGCGCTGTCAATGTCACGACGCTGACTACAACGTTCACTTCTACCGGCGCAGGCAATGCTCTGACGTTGGTTGATGGCGTGGCGGGGCAGCTCAAGGCGGTTGTGTATGTTGCCGAAGCCGCAGGCGGCGATACGGGCGTGTTGACGCCTACCAACTTTGGCAACGGCACGACCATTACCTTTAACGCAGTCGGCGAAAGCGTGTTGTTGCAGTTCCTCGGCACCGACTGGTGGATCGTGTCCAACAACGGCGCTACCGTTGCCTAAACTATGAAGACACCGATTCTAGGGTCATCTTATGTGGTGCGTAGCCCCAATGCGGCTGACGCACGCATGGTTAACTTGTACCCCGAGGTCATCCCCGAGGGCGGCAAGGAGCCAGCCTATTTGCAGCGTTGTCCTGGCATGGAGCTAATTGCCTCGGTCGGCTCGGGACCGATTCGTGGGTTGTGGAACCGCGAGAACGACATCTACATTGCTTCGGGCAATGAGCTGTTTAAGATGACGCCTAGCATTGCCATCACCAAACTCGGCGACATTACCGGCACCGGCCCGGTGTCAATGGCCGACAACGGCGTGCAATTGTTCGTAGCGTGTAATCCAGACGGATACATCTACAACTTTATGACGGGCGTGTTTGCTCAGATTACCGATCCAGACTTCCCCGGTGCCGTCACCGTGGGGTATCTCGATGGGTACTTTGTGTTTAACGAGCCAAACAGCCAGCGTATCTGGGTCACGCAACTGCTCGACGGTTTGTCTGTTGACCCGCTGGACTTTGCTAGCGCCGAAGGATCGCCCGACGGTTTAGTAGCTATTATGATTGACCACCGCGAAGCGTGGCTTTTTGGCACGAACTCAACCGAAGTTTGGTACAACTCGGGCAATGTTGACTTTCCGTTAGAGCGCATCCAAGGTGCTTATAACGAAATCGGTTGTATTGCGCCGTACTCGGTCGCCAAACTTGACAACACTGTGTTTTGGCTAGGGGCTGACGCTCGCGGTCGCGGAATTATTTACCGCGCAAACGGCTATCAGGCCGTGCGCGTATCAACGCACGCCGTTGAGTTTGCTATTCAGCAGTACGACGATATGTCCGACGCGCTGGCGTATACATACCAGCAAGACGGCCACGCGTTCTACGTACTAATTTTCCCGTCTGCCGATACGACGTGGGTGTTTGACGCTGCGACCGGCGCTTGGCACGAACGTGCTGCGCTCGTCAACGGCGAGTACAAGCGCCATCGGTCTAACTGCCACGCAGCCTTTACGGGCTATCCGACGGTTGGCGATTTCCAAAACGGCAACATTTACCAGTTCAAACTGGATGTGTACCTAGACGCTGGCGTAGTGCAGAAGTGGCTGCGCCGCTGGCGCGCGCTGCCGACTGGGCAGAACAACCTGACCCGCACGATCCATCACCAGTTGCAGCTTGACTGCCAGACGGGTGTGGGCCTTTCGGGTGATGCGTCCTCGTCAGCGTTGGACTTGATTCTGTCTACGGAAGGCGCGGTCGAGATTGAAACTAACCAGGCTGTAGCGCCCAACACCGCGCCAAGTTCGCTGTACGCTCTTATCGGCCCTAACGTTGGCACGGACCCGCAGGTCATGCTGCGCTGGTCGGATGATGGTGGCCATACGTGGAGCAATGAATACTGGCGCGACACGGGGCCAATTGGCACCACGCAGACCCGCGTGATTTGGCGCCGGCTTGGCGCGACGATGAAGTCGCGGGATCGCGTGTACGAAGTCTCGGGGACTGACCCCGTTATCGTGGCCATCATGGGGGCGGAGCTACAGCTTAGCCCGACGACCGCATGACAACGCCCAATACGACCAACATCCCCGCGCCTCGCGTGCCGTTCGTCGATGAACGTACGGGCCTCATTTCGCGTGAATGGTTCCGGTTTCTTAACAACCAGTTCCAACTGACAGGCGGCGGCACAACCGCTATCTCGCTTGCCGACCTTGAGTTGGCACCCTACAGCGACGCAGCGACCGAAGCCGAGCTGACCGTTACGCAGTCGCGTGTGGAGGCGTTAGAACTAACGCCGCGCCCGCCTGAGCTGACGCCGGTGAGCTTTGGATCGTTTTTTTCCACGCAAACCCAAACAGCGACCGTCATCAACACGGCCAAAGCAATCAGCTACAACAACGCTGATACCGCTTACGGCATCTACCGCGATCCAACGGATAACACCAAGATCAAGGTATCCCGCCCCGCTATCTACAACGTCCAGTTCTCCATTCAGTTGGACAAGACTTCAGGCGGTACCGGCCACTTTTACATTTGGGCCGCCATTAACGGCACGGCGGTTGCTAATTCTGGGTCGGTGATTCGAATTCAGGGCAACAACGCCGAAATCTTCTCGGCTGCAAACTTTTTCTTGCCGCTATCCAACGGCGACTATTTTCAGCTATATTTTTCCGTTGACGATCTTAGCGTGCGGTTGGAGCACTTTGCTGCTTCGGCCCCTGTGCCCGCAATTCCATCCATCATATTGACCGTGATGCAGGTATATATATGACCGTATTTCTTTCCCCGCTGGCCGGTGCCGGCGCACAGTTTTTCGACGGTGCTGGCAACCCGCTTGCAGGCGGTCGCATCTTTACTTACACGGCGGGCACCACGACGCCAGAGGCGGCCTATACCAGCATCGGCGGGGGCACAGCGCACAGCAACCCCATTGTGCTCAACTCCGAAGGCCGCGTGCCGGCGGAGATTTGGCTGTCAGAGGCGGTCAGCTATAAGTTCATCCTGCAAACGGCGGCTGGCGTGCAAATCGGCACGTACGATGACATCTCGGGCGTTAACGATTTGACGGTTTCGGGCATTAGCTGGTCAAACGTCACGGGCACACCGACAACGCTTTCGGGCTACGGCATTACCGACGCATTGTCTGTTGCAACCGCTGCGGCGACTTACGCCCCAATCGCAAGCCCGACGTTTACCGGCACCGCGCTAATCCCCGACAACGCGCCCTCAAACACTAACTTTCCGGTTGGCTACCGCGAGGCACCGCTAAATAGCAAGGCGACGGGGTATACGCTCATTGCTTCGGATGCCGGCAAAACCATCGTAATGAACGGGAGCAGCGTGACGTTGACCATTCCGGCCAACTCCGCTGTGCCTTTTCCGACGGGAACGGTATTCATTGTTATCAATCTCAATAGTTCGCCACTATCCGTTGCCATAACGTCCGACACCTTGACGCTAGTTAACAGCACCACGACCGGCACGCGGACACTTGCGCAAAACGGCGTGGCGACCTGCATCAAGATTGGCGCGACCTCTTGGCTTATCAGCGGAGCGGGCTTGACCTAATGAGCGGGGCTACCCTTGTCGCGTTCATCAACGGCAGCACCGGCGGCGCGGGGGCGGGCGTGTTTGATTTTTCCGAGCCGGGATCGGGATTAATTGCTATCCCCGTGGGCGCTTTAGGCGTAACCATTCAAGTCTGGGGCGCGGGCGGTGGCGGTGGCTACGGCTATTTTGGCGAGCTAGCCCCAGGCGAGCCTGAAGTGTTCCCCGGCGGTGGCGGTGGTGGCGGTGGCTACAGCAAGACTGTCTTGTCGTTGTCGGGGCAAGACGGTAAAACCATCAACTATATCGTTGGTACGGGCGGTGCGGGCGCCACGGGATTTTCGGTAAACGGCGAGCCTGGCGGGTTTTCTAACGTGTCAAGCGGCACTTCGGGAACTCCGTATACTATTACGACCATGACCTCGAACGGCGGCAGCGGCGGCGACTCGGGGCAGTTTGCTAACCAAGGCGCAGGCGGTACGGCCTCGGGCGGTAATACGACCAACACGACCGGCAATGGCGGGGCAATCTTTACGCAAGCCGGAGCGGCAGGGCGTGCCGGCGATGCTAGCCTGACGGCAGGCGCAGGCGGTGACGGTGGGGGTCTTTTTGACGGCGATGCGGGCACGGCGGGTCGCGTGCGGTTTGTCTTTACATTCTAAGGTGACGTATGGCAGTTAGCATAAGAGTCCTAATCCCCGCAAAAAATGCTGAGTCTAGCCAGACGACGCAGTACACGGCGACCAACGTGTCGGCCATTATTGACAAGTTTACGGCTACCAACTACAGCGGTTCGGCTGCGGTGCTGTCGGTCAACCTCGTCACGTCGTTTGACAACGCTGGTAATCAGAACTTGATTGTTAAGACCAAGACGCTGCTGCCGTCGGAGACGTACACGTTCCCCGAACTGGTCGGGCAGGTGCTTGCGCCAGGTGGGGCAATCTCGACGTTGGCGGGCACGGCTACAGCCATCAACATCCGCTGCTCAGGACGCGAAGTGTCGTGATCGTCCGCAACGCCATTGCCGAGGACTTGCCGCGATACCTGCCGCTTGCGCAGGCGTTTCACGCGGCGTCCCCGATGCACGGCGTCATCCCGTTTGACAACGAGGGGTATTCCGACTTTTACTTACGCGCCATGCTCGACCCGACGGTTGGCGTCTGGTTGGCAGAAGATGAAGGCGCCGTTATTGGCATCGCCGGCGCATTGTTCTACCCTATGTACTTCAGCCCGACCAGTATGGTAGTGCAGGAGCTGTGGTGGTGGCTAACTCCCGAAGCGCGGGGCAAAGGGGCAGGTCAGGCTATGTAC